GTGTATCCCTGATAAATTGGGACAAATGCTTCTGGATATTCCATAGTGCAATCTGTTATTCTATCCAAAACTAATCCATTGTATGTCAATCCAATGCGATGGGTGTTCACTCCTTGCCGTGTAACAATTGTTACAGCTTCAATTTTAGTTGTCATCTCTTCTCCCCGGTAGTCTCGTTTTTATTTTCTAAGAGGTCAAATCTATTTTTATATTCAAAATATTTATTTTTAGCACGGCAATCGTTTGATTTTTTGTCTGCAATATAAATACTTTTTTGTTTATCAAAAGCATGCCCGAACTCTTTGTTTGGAACAATAAAGAAACAATCTGAGTTCCCACTATGCAAGGCGAAAAAATGGCACAATGATCTTTGCTTTGGGCTTATATGAAAATGGTTATACAAGGTATTCACATCGGGTCTTGTTTTGGTTAATTTGGTACATGATTTAACATCTATTAACCATTTGTTAACAATTATATCGAACATTGGTTTGCATGGTATCAATACATCAAAACCTAACGCTTCGCATTTGTTCATAAATAACTTTTCTGCTATAGCCCCTTTGTATTTAAGGGAATCTTTTTTATATTCAGCGACTTTGTGGGCTGGATTATGAGGGCATTGAGTTTCTTCCACCGTTAGCATTTTTTTGTTGTGTGCATTTGTGTATGTATCTAAATAGACAAACTCATATAGTTGCCTGGCATATTCTCTTGAAAATCCATGTTTCTCGGCAACAGATTGTAACGTAATATAAGGTATGTTTTTAGCACTTTTTAAATCTTTAAACACATCTTTTCCGTATTTTAACAATATACTTTTCATCCTTTTAACTCTTTTTGTCCTCGATGTTTTTTTAATACCAGAGACAAAAGTTTCTTTAACTTTAGGTCTAAGAAATTCCATTAACTGAACACTTTTCATAAACCGCCATTTTATAATATCGTTTTCTGGAAATGCTAAAGACAATTCATATGCTTTTTCCCATGGTATCATTGCACCATCTAATAAAATAAGTTTTAATTGCGGATAAACAATTTTAATACCCTTACTATTTAAGTATCTTATTATATCTGCCATTTTCATCTTCGTTCACCATTTGTCTTGTAAATGTCAGGTCGCATCCAGAAAAGAGCAGAGATAGAGGTATAGTCTTCTAATGCCGGTGCCAGTTCTTTCGATATAGAGCCACGCATAAAAGCCTTCTTAACGCTACTCTCTTTAAAGCCATAAGCCACAAGCCTTTTGATTATTCTTGTTAAATCTATTCGGTTAAGTTCTTCTTTTAATCTTTCTGAATTTGTCACTTTTAAACTCCCTCATTTATTGTTTACCATATAATTACACAAAAAGGACTGTCTGTCAAATCTTTTTTACGATAAGGCTTGACTTTATATTTTGCAGGATGTAAAATCCATTTAAATCAGGACTCGATCATTCCTCAGATTCTTATACAAGACCGACTCCGTTGGGATGTCGTCTTACGAGAGCAAGGATGGAACGGGTTAAAACAGTGATCTTTGAAAATATGGGATGGACAATGGCAACCACAAGTCAACTACGAGACGCAAATCATACCGTGGAGCGAAAGGCTTAGAAGCGGTTTGGTTGGAGAAAATACTTGATTTTTTGGCCCCAATTGGCCCCGGCAGAGTTACTATTGCCCATCCCAACCCTGACTATCAAATGGCAAGAGCCACAGGAGGTGTAAATGTGAAACTTATTAGGCTGGCAGGTTGTCAGTCACACAAATCAAATAAGATAGCAAACAGATTGCGGGGTGGTGGAATTAGGTAGACACTAAGGCGTTAAGAGACCCACAAGACCAGACAATGCGATAAGAGTCTCATGCAGGGTGACTATACGAGTAGCAGTTAAAAGTATTTTTTTATGGGGGTCCGCTTACCTCCACTTGTCAAATCCCTGCCCCCCAAAAACTAATTAGGAGATAAAACCCTATGGAAGATGCAAAAGAAAAATTGATAGAGGCCATTAAGACTCTTTCGGACAAAAGCAAGAATGTTCAAGCGATTGAAGCTTTACAACTCACACAAGCTGCCTTGAATGCCGCACATGCCATTCAAGTTCTTGAAAACGTAGAATATGTAGAAAAAGTTTAGACTAATGCGGGGTGGGAACATTCCTGCCCCGCTAACACATTAATAAGGAGAAACCTAATGAGTATCTACACAACCGATGTGGAATCAAAACAAGTTGAAGTAATCGCAAGTAACGATGGTGTCATGGTGACATACAGCCAGGAAGTAGGGGCCAGCTCAAAAAATGGCATAATGATTAAAACACCCGAACAAGCCCAAACATTCAGGGAAGCCGTAAACAAAGCTGTTGATATCCTCATGAAAAATGATCTCAAAGGATTATAAACCCCCGAAATAAGGAGAAACCCATGCCTAAATTTGAATGTACATGTGAACAATGCAAAGGAGCTTGCACTTATAACCCTGGATGGTTTCTACCCGGAGAAGCAGAAATTGCAGCCAAACACATGGGGTTGACCATAAAAGAATTTTTCGATCAATACCTCGGCATAAATTGGTGGGAAGGCGACGATCCGATATTTGTTCTTGCTCCTGCTCTTGTGGGTGAAACAACAGGGTCAGAATATCCAGGCGACCCAGAAGGAACCTGTGTGTTTTTTAATCGTGATGGGCTTTGTGATATACATCCTGTGAAACCGTATGAATGTGCTAAACTTATTTGCAATGACAAATGTGTTTCTGAAAGGCACGAAAAAGTTGCTATGGCATGGAAACTCCACCAGAACCAAATTAAAACCTTACTTGGGCGTGAACCAGAAACAGAAGAATACTATGGTGGAGGCTTATTAGGTGGGTTATTCGGATGGTAAAAACAAACCCAAGCAATACTGATTAAAAGGTAAATACCAAATGAAACAATCATTAATAGCAATCTTGGCCCTATTATGGGTATCTGGTCTGCAAATAACCGGGTCAGAGGTCAACGGGTTTGGAAATCAGGTAATCGTAAGCACGGCAGGGGTTTGTTTATTTGCTGTGAGTAGTTTGGGATTGACTTGTATTTTAAGGAGATAATGATGAAAAATATAATAAAAGATAAGGAAGCCTTCAAAGATGTCACTGATGGATACGAATTTATAGCCACTTATCTAACAGATCCTAAAGCAGACGCTTTGGTTGAAATTAAAAAAGATGGCGAACTGGTAAAAGAGTTTCTTTTTCCGGCCTATAAAATTTGGAATATCGCTGCCCACGCCCAAGATATTGTTGACGGGTTAAAAATGGGTAATGCTTCAGGTTTACGGATGGCTGGTTCTGATGGCCTTGGCGGTAATTCTTATCAGGGTAATTAAAGAGGCAACCAATGACCTGTAAAAAATGCAACAAATATCGGGAAATGCTTTATGCCGTAGTGGATGAACTTGATTTGTCTCAATCAGCATTAGAAGAACACGGCCCAATGGGTACGCCTCCTGCTGAATTGGTAAGGCTTGTTCTTGATGAAAAAGATAGAAAAATCTCCCTTTTAAAAAAGGGTTTTAAGGAAATCGAAATATAAGGGAGGGGCTATGCCAATTTTATTAGACGGGCAATTCAGGGTTAAGGGATCGAAATGCAAACACTATTGTTCACCATCATGCCACCCGGCACAACTCGGTCCAGATTGGAAATATTGGTGTCTTCATCCTTCATGGCCACAAAATCAAGAAGAAGATTTTTGCCCAATTGTTGATTGTGGTGGCGATCCTGAAAAATGTGAAGTTAAGGACATGTCCCCAAGATACCCTATTGATATTGGCGGTTTGACATTAACCCTGACCCACAAAGAAATCGAACAGGCGTTTATCGAATTTGAAAAATTTTTGAGCGTGAAAAAAGAAATGGGAAAAATACTTAAAAAGGAAACCACATGAACACATTAACAATTAACAAAATCCGGTATCAAAATTTTAAGGGGATTAAAGATTTTATTCTTGAGCCTAACGGGGAGAACATTAGTGTTTCCGGAAAAAATGGATCTTGCAAGACAACCTTGGCCGATGGCGTTCAATACTTACTGTTTGGAAAAGATAGTCAGGGCAAATCTGATTTTCAGCTTAAACCAGTCGATGAGGCTGGTCAAGAAATTCATAAGCTTGAAACTGAGGTTGAAGGATTCCTTGAATACAATGGAAATCCTATCGTTCTCAAAAAGAGATTTTATGAAAAATGGACAAAAAAAAGGGGTGAAGCTCGTAAAGAATTCACGGGTAATCAGACCGACCATTGGATTGATGAAGTGCCGATCCCAAAAAAGGAATATGACAGCAAAATAGCAGAGATTATAGACATCTCTGCATTTAAACTGGTAACAAATCCAAATGAGTTTAACAATCTTAATTGGACAGTCCGCCGCCAAATCCTTATTGGAATGTGCGGGGATGTTTCAGACGGGGATGTTATTGCTTCAGATAAAAAGTTCAAAAATCTTTCTTCCATTCTGGGAGATTGTTCTATCGAGGATCATAAAAAAAAGATCAAGGCCCGAAAATCAAAAATCAACAAAGAACTTGAGCAAATCCCGGCCAGGGTCAGTGAAAATCAGGAAGTTGTCAAGAAATCTGTAAAGCCTGATCAAAAAGAAAAACCCAGGCTCGAAAAGATCATGAAAGAGAAAAAAGAGAAGCTCAGAGTCATTCAATCGAATGAGGTGTTGAGTACCAAAAGAATTGAGTTGAATGAGACTACTGGGAAAATCCAACAGGCCCAAAATGATGCTGCTAAAAATCAAGCTGGTCAGAAAAAACCTTTTTTGGAAGCCATTGAAAAATTGGAAGCGACCAGCCGTGTTTTAAACGGAAAAATAAAAGATCAGGAATCTATTATTCTTCAGAACGAAAAGAGAAACAAGGTGTCCGAGGAAGCGATTGAGAAAGTCCGGGCAGATTGGCATGAAGAAAATAATAAAAAGCCGCTAAAGGATGAACAACCTCTAACCGATGATACCTGCCCAACATGTGGCCAAGCCTTACCTGAAGATCAGATTGAAGCAGCTATAGAAAAATTTAACCGCTTAAAGGCTGAACGGTTGGCAGATTTCAACCTAAAAAAATCTGACCAATTGACGGAGATTACCGCCAAGGGCAAAGAAATGGCCGGGAATATCGAGCAGCGGAATAAGGATATTAAAGCGGCAGGGGTATCAATTGATACTTTACAAGAAGATATTGATGGGATTGATATCGACCTGAAAGCCGAAAACGCTGATCTTGATAAGATTAAGGACACAGTTGATACCGACGTACTCGATAAAGCCAAAGCAGTCCTTGAACAGGAAATTAAAGCCCTTGAGAACGGGTCCAGTGTTCAGGAAGAAACCACACAGCAGGAAATATCCGAAACCCAAACAAAAATTGACGTTTACGGTGAGCTTGATGCCTCCTGGAAAGCTGCCGAGTCCTGCCGAGCCAGAATATTAGAACTTGAAGGACAGGAAGAAACCCTTGCTGCCGAGTTTGAACGTCTTGAATCTGAGCTTTTTTTGATTGAAAAATTTATTGTGGCGAAGGTTGGAATGATAGAGGGGCCGATTAATTCACGGTTTAAGTTGGCCCGGTTTACCTTGTTTGAAAAACAGATAAATTCTGCGATATCCGAATGCTGTCACGTAACCTATGGTGGGGTCAAATTTAACCATGGGCTAAACACAGGTGCAAGAATAAAAGTGGGGGTTGATATCATCGACACATTATCTGAATATTACAATTTTAGGTCTGTGATTTTTATAGACAACAAAGAATCCATAACGTCTGAAATAGAATCAGAATCACAACTTATTAACCTTATTGCTGATCCTTCCTGTAAGGAACTAACTATTAACAATACCAAGGAGAATTAAATTGACTAAATCAATACAAAAGACAGACACAAGAACAATGTCAGAAAGATTCACAAACGCTGTAATAGGTGAATTCCAAAGCACGATAGGCGGGTTAGAACTTTCGCCGTACCAGAAAAAGCTTGCCCAACATCTTTTTATCAAAGTCGATATCAGCTTGAAAGACCTTGAAGCGAAGAGGGTGAAAGATAACCGAAAAGTGGCACCCTACGAGTGGAAGAACGTAAACATGGAAAAGCTTGCCATTGATGCAATCCACAGGGTTGAACTTGGGCTTGATGCCTTAATTCCGAACCATATGTCTGTAATTCCGTATTTTAACGGGAAAAAGAAAGTTTATGACATTGATTTACGGATCGGGTATGAAGGAAACGACTTTTACCGCAGGAATATGGCGACTGAAGAACCTGAGAACGTCATCTATGAGCTTGTTTATTCGACAGACAAGTTCGTTGTAATCAAAAAAGGCAAGGGTCAAAAACTTGATTCCTATGAATTTGAAATAATGGAGCCTTTTGACCGAGGGAAAGTCGTTGGCGGTTTTGGATATATTGAATACACAGATGCTGCCAAAAATGTTCTTGTCCTGGTATCAGAAAAAGAGTTTTTGGTTTCAAAATCTTATGCTCAGTCAAAGACGTTTTGGGATAAACATCAAGATAAAATGAGATTGAAAACCCTTGTTCACAGGACAACTGAACATATCCGGCTTGATCCTAAAAAGATCAACGCTTCTTTCGTAATTGTTGAAAAACAAGAGTATGAAATGATTGAGGAGTCTCCACAGGAAGAGATCAGTCAAAATGCTAATGAACAGGTTATTGATATTCCTTCTGTTGATAAACCAATAGATTCAGGGGAAATGTCAGATGAAGACAAAGCGGAGATTGAGGCAGAAGAGCAGGAAGCGGCCTTGGCAGAAGAAAAAGCCAATGCTGATCCGGGGTTTTAAAGCTTGCTATCTTACTTTAAAAGGTATACCGTTGTTGTGTGGATAGACTTAGCGGTTGAAAAGCAAGCATCCTTACTTGCCCCTCCACACACTTCAAATAAGGAATAAGTCAAAGGATCTTATTATGTTAAAACCATCCGAAACAGCACCCGGTAAAAAGTATGGCCGATTAACTATTGTCGAAGAGACTTCCAGAAGAAACAAACATAGATATTTTGATTGCGTATGTGATTGCGGTGTCTGTAAGCCAGTTAGATTAGATTTATTAAGGGATGGGAGTACAGTTAGTTGTGGCTGCTATAATCGACAGGTATCAGCGGAAGTCAATACTAAACATGGTCTTTCTAAATCAAGAATTTATAGTATCCATATTGGTATGAAGGGCCGTTGTTTAAATATCAATAATGATTTTTATAAAAACTATGGTGGTCGTGGAATAGCTATTTGTAAAGAGTGGTTTGATGTTGAGGTTTTTTATAAATGGGCAATTAATAACGGATATCAAAAAAATCTTACCATAGAAAGGGTTAATGTAAACGGGAATTATGAGCCGTCAAATTGTACCTGGATTACAATGGACGCTCAAAAAAGGAACACTACCGTTACCAAAAGGCTTACTTTTAACGGGAAAACAATGACCATGCGGCAATGGTCAAAGGAAATCGGTATATCTGTAGGAACGTTATGCAATAGGTTCAGTAAAGGATTGAGTGTCGAACAAGCACTTACTCATAAGAAATATGCTAAACTTTAAATCATATTATTCGTCAAGCAAGGGGAATTTATATACCTGCTCAGATGGTAAAACAACGATAATTATTGACTTTGGCGTGTCGTTCAAAAAGGCACAAGTCGCTTTAAATTTTACCATGAATAAAATAGATGGGGCCATGTCTAGTCATCGTCACCTTGATCATTGTGCTGGTATTCCAAAGGCTTTATCAATGGGAATGGATTGTTACCTACTGCCCGATACAATTAATAAATTAAAAGTATCGGGTCATAGGGTCCACGAAATGGAACCTATGAAATTGTTTAAGATCGGCACATTGAAGATTTTACCATTCCCATTAGAACATGATGTCCCAAATGTTGGCTTTATCATTGAAAGCGAAACGGGTGGTAAATTGGTGTATATAGTTGACACAGCCTACTGCAAATTCCGATTTAAAGATGTTGATATTTTTGCAATCGAAGCAAATTACTCCAAAAAAATCCTTGATGAAAGCATTAAATCTGGTGTTACCCCAGCATTTATAAAAAGCAGAATTATGCGATCCCACTTTTCTTTAGAAAATGTAAAAGAGTTTTTCAAGGCAAACGATTTATCAGCGGTAAAAGAAATATATTTAATACATTTATCTGCAAACAATATTTGTAGGAAGACTGCTATAAGAGAAATAAAGGAATTAACAGGTAAACCAACTTTTTCATTTGACAAGGAAGGAACAAATATTTGAAACAAATTAAACAACCAAAGGAGACACCATGAAAGTGACCGATGAACAAATAAAAAAATATTGTAAATTTATGGGATACAAATTGCTTCATATATCAAAGATTTCTTTCGCATATCGGAGAAATGACAATTGGGACATGTGTAGCCTTTTAAAGGCGAGTGCCTGTTCGTATGAGCTTCACGAATGCCCTACTTGTGGTTTTGTATGGAAGCATGGTTTCGATGGTTCGCATAGCTGTTCTAATAACCTTAAACAAGATGCAAGAAGATGGCGGGCTCTGATGTCCAGTGAACGAATAAGGTTTATAGGATCAGCAAGGCTCGGAAAGGAAACGGGTCAAGTTTTATGTGTTGAATTTCATCAAAATATTGGCAAGGATGCTTTTACTTTTAAATTAAGTGGAGAAAATGAATTGTCTCATGAGCGCCTTAAAAAATATACAGATGCAGTCATTAAAAATAATTTAACCTAATGGCATAACCGGGAGGCCCAAAATGAACAAAAACAAAAAGAGTTTCATCTATTTCATCGTACCAGGCAAGAAAGTAACCATCAAAATTGACAGGATTATAAAAAACCATCCTGTAGAAATCGGAACACTCAGAGACAAGATGAAGCTGAAAGAATTCAACAAAATGTCACGGAGCTTTAAAAAAGATTATCCCCGGCTTAGAGCGATTCAATATTTGATAGCCGGAAAAGAAATATTGTCCAGCCATAAACTTGAGCATGATTATTTTGTTGAGGGTGCTTAGATGAAAGAATACCAAGATATATTAACTCTCAAAAAAGGTTACGTCGCAAAATTACAAGAACTTGAGACAGAAACAAGCAAGATTACAGGATTAACGAGAGACGTGGCAGAGAAAGAATGTCTTTACCGTGAATCAAAAGCAAAGGCTTATTTAAGGCTATTAGCAGCCGATAGTAAAGTAACCGTTATCCCAGCACTCGCAGCCGGGGAAACAGCCAAAATAAGGCTTTCATATAAGATAGCAGATGGTATTCTTAGGAGTGCAAGAGAGAATGTCAATCGGATTCACAGCCAGATTGAAGGCTACAGATCATTAATTTCCATTGCTAAGGCCGAGATTAATATTCGGTAATAAAAAGCGTTGAGGATTATAGCGTGCTGTTAAAAACGCAGAAATAATTTAAAAAGGATACTTAAAAATGAGAAAAATTATAGGTGACTGGACGACAGAAGTGAGACTATCAGCGAATGAAGCCAGGGATATCTGCAAGGTTGGACAAGGTGAAGAATGCTGTGCTTTTATTGTTATGACTTCAACGGGGTTTGAATGCGTAAGGTTGGGAAGTGGTAGCAGCACTATTCTTGACCGGCTTGAAAAAGGCACGATGAATGCCAAGGGCCGAGGTGGATGGGAGGGATGCGCATGGGAAGAAGAATTAAAAGAATAAAAGGAACCCATGATAATATCTGCCAAAGTAATAAAAAAACCAAGAGCAAAAAGGTTCTGCGTCTTTTGTAATAAAGTCATAGGAGGGCCGCAATTAAGACTGTATGGCAATGGGTGTTCAACAGATCCCCCGTACACAATTTATATTCATTTGGATTGTACCAAAAACAAAGATTTAAAAATTAAAAATGCTATAAAAAAATATACAAAAGGAACAAATGGCTATGAGAAAAAGATATGACTATTCAATAGCAAGAAACCTTACTATAATAACTGGGGTTTTATTCGGTTCTCAATTCTTTATAGAAATAAGTGGGATCATGTCACGCAAGCCTGAGTTCTATTGGATTATTGATGTTTGTGGGGGATTATTTTTTATGTCTGTTATTTATTCTTTTGTGTTGATTTTATTGAATAGCAGGCAAGGATAAAATATGATTCTTGGAATCCCAAATATTAAATTTCATCCCTGTCTCAAACCAGACAATGGTAACCTACCAAGAAATTCAAAAGCGTGGAAGGAGCTTGTTACCGAAGCTTGGGAACGTGACAACAGGCATTGCCTTGGGTGTGGCAAATATCTTAATAGAAACGAGATCGCACCACACCATTATCCAACCGTCGGGGCTGGGGGAAAAGATGTATTAAGTGGGATATTTAGTCTTTGTAAATCCTGCCATTTAAAAATTGATAGTGGTGAGCTTTCAAATAAGATTTTTAAAACCCAAAAAGGAGTTAAAAAATGACAAGATCAGAACATGTACAATGGTGCAAAGACAGGGCAATGGAATATGTGAATGACGGAGATTTAACAGGCGCATATGCCTCAATGACTTTAGATTTAGGTAAACACCCAGAAACAGAAGGTCACAGTGGAATAACCCTTGGAATGACGCTGCTTATGGCCGACCACTTATCAACAAGGCATGAAATGGAAAGGTTTATAAACGGATTTAATTGATTAATTGATTGTGGATCTCCTTATCCACCGTGGCCACCCGAAGCCAAACGGGCCGCTAAACGAAGCGTGATCTGCCCAAATTCGGGTAACTTTTAATGGGAGGCAAGTAATGAAAAAGAAAAAAGTTTGGAGATATTATTGTGAATTTTGCAAAAAATCAGGTTGTAGTGGTGGACATTTAAGCAGCCATGAAAAGTCTTGTACGAATAATCCGGACCGGGTTTGTAAAATGTGCAATGCAGCAGGCTTGAATCAAAAATCTATCGCTGAATTAATTAAAACTCTTGGCCTTGGTGATAAGGCTGGTGTTGATGCGTTAAGAGAGGCCACAGATGGTTGCCCAGCCTGTATGCTGTCAGCCATACGACAATCAGGATTACAGATACCAGATAACGAAAATGGGCCGGGATTTTCTGTTGATTTTATATTTTCACAAGAAAAAGACACTTTCTGGGGTGCGATTAATCAAGAAGTATATGAGGATGATCTAAACGCTCATTATCCGTATTGATAAATTCGGGAAACTTTTAACGGGAGAAAATTATGGACATTCTTGATGAAATGACAAAAGAAGAATTGGTACATTGGGTAAGAGGTAGGGTCTTTTTTATGCAGAGTCCACCAAAGATGAGCGATATTTTGTTTTATCGCTGGCAAGTGAAAGCTGAAGGAATACGTAAAAGGCGTGAGAAACACTTGAAGTATGGAGAGTCTCTTAATATGTCAAAACGGGATGAATACGCACAACTGTTTAATAAAACCTCTAACATGGAAGAAAAAATGGCGCTGGCAAAGAAGATGGAACCCTATGAGAAAAAATTTAGGGATTATTTGAAGGAATCCGAGGTGATAATGAGGGCTGACAAAAAAGTGGATAAATTATACGCGCAGATTGATATTGAGAGGGCAAAAGAAAAAGAGAAATGTTGATTAAGAATTAACCCTTACTATGGAGAAATAAAGTGGAAGACAGAATTGAACAGGCAGTTTTAAAAATTATGGATGATTTATCTGATCGTTCAGGGTTTGACCTTGATGGGGTAGATGAAGAAATTATAGAAGAAATTAAAATTAGTTGGATTGATATTATTAAAAAAACTATTTGGGATATTTAAGTATGAAATTTAACAAGGGAGAAATGAAATGGGAATGAAAAAAATATATACATGCAATATTTGCAGAGATACAATAGAAAATCCTAACCAGTCTTTTGGAGTTAATTTTTCAAACTTAACCAATTTTACGTTTGGCGGTCATGGCAGTACCGATGGTATCCATATCTGCTATAGATGTGCAAGGCAGCTTAAAGAATGTCTCAACAATGAAGAAATTAACAAACTGATAAATGAGGTTGCAAAATGAAGAAACAAATCAAAGGTGGGAAAATGCCGTGGGGAAAATTCAAAGGTTGTTTTATCCGTTTTGTGGAAGAAGATTATCTCGCATGGGTTGAGGCTAATTGCGACTGGGATGATACCACACGGAATGCCTGCATAGATGAATTGGCTCGTAGAAAAAACGGACGATTTGGATTGTGAAAAGATTAAATTTATGTTGACAGGATGAATAAACGATTAACTAAAAGAATGGGGTGGATATGAAAACAGGTATTGAATTAATAACAGAGGAAAGAGAACGGCAGTTTGATGTTGAAGGGTTGACACCAGATCACGATGATCAACTTCCAGATATGGCGTTGGCTGTTGCTGGCGCTGCGTATGCCCTTGATGCGGCGGGGAAGCACACCACTGAACATTCTTCATGGAAAGGAACTTACTCGGATTCTGCAAATATGGTTTGGCCTTTTGATGATGATTATTTCAAACCAACCCCGAAAGATCCGGTAAAACAACTAATAAAAGCCGGGGCGTTAATTGCTGCTGAAATTGATCGCTACCAACGGCGAATGCAACAAAACGAAAGTGAAAAAATACAGAGAACCTTATCCCATGACGCAGGTGCTTTCGGTCAATGTACTTGCGGAAGGTATTCAAGCAATCCATTTATTTTGGATCATAATTACCGTTGCGAATGTGGAGAAAAAACAGGTTGGTCTGGGAGTTTCAAAAAACCAACAAAATTGGCCATTTGGAGTAATGCATAACCAAAAAGGAAAAGAATATGGAAGATAAAATTTTAGAAGAAATCAAAAACTTTGCAGTGAAAAAACTTAATGAAACTTATGGTTATTGCGGTTGTGCTTCTGGTGATGATTTTGCTATGCTCAATTCAGAGGACAGGAATGGAATTGATATCAGAATCACTATTAAAGCCAAAAAGGAAGAATAGCATGAGACGAAAACAACGAATAGAATGGGTATGCGATAGGTGTGGCAATACATGGTTCCCAAAATCAAGAAAGCCTCCTGGGTGCTGCCCCGAATGTAATAATCGGAGAAATCATCATCCGGTGGACGAGCCTAAAGAAAAGTAATCTTATGTTGGGGTTAATATGTTCTTGACAGGGGTTTCTTATTGTGGTTTAAGTATAGTAAACAATTATTTATTAGAAGGGTAAAACATGGAAGACCTTAAAGGTAAGCTGCTTAAAAAATTAAAAACAGAACAACGTGGTATTAAATGGTTCTATTCAAACTATATCGAATCTCCTGAAAGTCCAAATTATTCTACCATATATCACCAGATACACGGATATATAAAAGCCATGCCTGATGTGTTGGTTGCTGCTATCAATAAGTATCTTGCCGCGAAATAAAATGAATAAAGATATCAGACTTGCAACTTCCTTTAAGGGTCACAGGAAACGTAAAAAATTAGAAAAATTGTTAGGACCTGGTGCCACTGGACATTTAATTGATTTATGGATATCTGTTGCACAATCTAATCCTGAGGGAATATTATCAGGATGGGACGAAGAAGATATCGCTTTTTCTGGCGAATGGGATGGTGATCCAATCGTTTTCGTTGAGGCAATGGTTAAATGTAATTTTATAAAACAAAATGGGAATGGGTGCTATGAAATACATGATTGGGGCGACCATCAAGGATATGCTTGTAAGGCAAAAGAACGTAGTGAACAGGCAAAAAAAGCGGCTGAAGTTAGATGGAAAACCAAACATAAACAAGACAAAACATGCTGACAGCATACTATCAGCATGCAGACAGCACATGCCCCTTTACCTTATCCTTATCCTTACCCTTAACCCTTACCAACTACATACAATAACCAAAATATATATATAATATATTATAATACTAGATATAGGAGATACCTTGAGATTCAACCAAACTGACGTAAGTGATGAAAAATGGGAAAGAGATAGGAAGCTTTTTATTGAATGTTTTTATGGTGAAAAAACATTTGTGTCTCTTAAGGATAATAAGAATTTTTGTAAAACAAATCTTATAAGGGCAGTTTCTGTTATTGAAAATCAATATCCGATTGACGGAAAAATAGATTTCAGAATAACCATAATACAATCAAAAATAATCCAAGGTCTTGAAAAATTAAATGATCTTGGGGCCGGTGTTTTTATGATGATTAACGAAGGGGATGGTAAGGGGCGCAAAACTGAAAATGTAATTAAGGTTCGGGCGATATTCGGGGATTTTGATGATCCTACCAAAGCGTTACCTAATTTTAACCTTGAACCATCCTTGATAGTTGAGTCATCAAAAAAGAAATATCATGTGTATTGGCTATCAGATAATATTCCCCTTGAATGTTTTAGGCAGTTGCAAGAAGGGATAATTTTAAAATACGGTTGTGATCCTGCCGTTAAGAATTTAAACCGGACGTTGAGATTCCCTGGGTTTTTTCATAATAAGAAAAAAAGGTTTATGTCACAGATAGTTCATTATACTGGCAACAAATATGATTTTGGTATGTTGTCAGAAGAATTTCCACCACCCCCAAGAAAACAATTTTCAGCACCACAATTTAAAAAAGATTTATATGCAGACAAAAAAGAATTTACCGGAACACGTGGGGCTTCAAAGGGTGGAAGAAATGCCCATGTGATCAAGCGTATTGGCGGTATGGTCAATCGTGGGTTGAATTATAGTGAAATAGAATCAGAGGTTTATCTTGAGGCCGAAGCCTGCAACCCAAAATTAGGGCAGTCTGATATCAACAATTTGCTTTATTCAGCGAAAAGGTATTTCTAATGCAAGAATTATTTGAAGAATTAGGGCAAGAAGAAATAGTATTAAGGCCACTACAGGAAATTGCTTTAGAATCATGCCGTGACGTATTCAGATCAAGCATAAAAAGATTTATCCTGAAAGCTAATTGTGGCTTCGGGAAAACTGTTTTAGCTGCATTTTTCATACGGGAAGCGGTAAAAAGGGGTTTAAAATGTTTGTTTGTGGTTGATAGAATTATTTTAGCAGGGCAAACAGACGATACCTTTTCAAAGTATGGTATTTCTTGTGGAATATGGCAAGCCGATAATCCTAAATTTTTTCCAGATAGACAAGTACAAATAGGAAGCGTTCAGACATTAAACAGACGGGATATAGACCAATATGGCTTAATAATAATAGACGAAGCCCACACATTATATTCAGGCCATAAAAAGTTATTAGAAATAAATCCAGATTCTTTTGTGATAGGATTAAGTGCCACACCCTATACTAAATCACTTGGTAAATATTTTGAAACTTTTATAGAGCCTGTTTCAGTTAAAGATATGGTAAAACATAAAGAACTCGTTTCTTTTGAAATCTTTGGACCCACCATAGCAGATTTAAGTAAACTAAAAATAGTTGCTGGAGAATATACCGAAAAAACATTATCCGAAGCATATGACAAAGCTGATATAATCGGAGACGTTGTTTCACAATGGAAAAAATTAACGCCAGGTAAAAAAACCATAGTCTTTGGTGTGAATGTAGCCCACATTAAACATATCTCAAATGCTTTTAATCATGCAGGTATTAAAGCCTGTCAGATTAATGCATATCAACTACCAGCAGAACGAAAAGAAGCGTTAAACGGTTTTTTAAAGGGTGATACACTAATTCTTTGTTCGGTTGAGGTAGCAACAAAAGGCTTTGATTGTCCCGCTGCCGAAGTGTCAGTTTTGGCAGTTGCAACCAAGTCACATATCAAATGGGAGCAAACATGTGGAAGGGTATTGAGAATTTTTCCAGGGAAAAAAAAAGCAACTATTCTTGATTTGGGTGGAAATTGTGAAAGATTGGGGTTCCCTGATGAATATGAGTTTTTACAATTAGACGATGGTAAAAAACATGATTCAAAAAATAAGAAAAAAGAACGCCCGGAACAATTACCTAAAGCCTGCCCGAGTTGTGCTTTTATCAAACCGGCAGGGACAAGAAAATGTCCAGCGTGTGGTTTTGTCCCTGATTTCATCCAAGACGTTGAAGTGTCAGAAGGAGAATTAAAAAAGCTTAAAAGAAAAACAAATAGGGATTATACCAAAGAAGAAAAGCAGAGTTTTTTTAATCAGCTTAATCAATATTGCCACGATAAGGGTTGGTCCAATGGGGCTGCATCCCATAAATACAAAGAGAAATTTGGGGTCTGGCCCAATGCAATGCAAAAAGATAAATATGAACCAGTGGGCAAAGAAGTCAAGGGTTTTATAACGCATCTAAATATAGCGTATGCGTATAAGAATAAAAAGGCATCATAACTAAAGCAACCAACATGATAAAACAAAACATAGCAGCAGCAGATTCATTTTTTAACATATTCGGTTTTTACCGAGAGGAGAACAAAATGGAAAATTTAAAGAAAATAGCCAAGGAATGGAACGCATTGATAACCGATATTGAAAGATGGAAATATCTTCTTGCCAATAAAGGGAAAATCATGATCAGGCTGGACAATGACGGGACTTATGCCTCGTTTTGTGAAGACATTATTCCAGATGAAATTGAAGACATTGAAGAGGTTGACGACTTTCCAGAGTTAAACAACTTTCACGATTGGGTTGGTAATTCTGGTGGGTTGGATGATTTGTTTTCTGTTCTGGGAATAGAAGCAGAGGGTGTTTAAATTAACCAAAGGAGGATTAAACTATGAAATATGGCGTAAGTATTAAGGTAGACGTTAAGAAAATCGACAAGGCAAGATTATTCCAAGGTAAACAGGCAATATATTTGGATGCAACTGTTTTCTTGGACACAGAAGACACAGACCAATTCGGCAATCATGGGATGGTTACGCAGGATGTCAGCAAAGAAGAAAGAGCGCAAGGTGTGAAGGGTAACATCCTTGGAAACTGTAAAATATTTTATACTGACAAAGGCAGGGCGGATCAACAGAGTCAGCAACCGGCACAACAGCAGAATCCAATACCGGATGATAGCGATTCCATTCCATTTTAAAATAACCAATAAAATCAGCAGGTTACAATATGAAGATAAAAACAGGCAGTATAATTATTGAATTACAACAAGAAGAAATAGAGCCGTTTAAATTCCTGATTGATAAAGTTGAGCGTTATCGGTGCAATGAGGGGGAGACTCTTATTTTGTCCAAAGAGCAAGCCAAGATTCTCGTTAAATTACATAATTATTTTTTTGGCGAAGAATAAGGAGACCTGATGGCAACCAAATCAATACAGCGTAGCCTAAAGCTGATCAAAGGATACGAATGGCAATACTGGATTACAGAAAAGTGGAATGCGTACACTCGGCGCAGAGAAGATATGTTTAATTTCTGCGATATCCTTTGTCTTGATGGTAAAAGGACTATAGCTGTTCAGGCTACTGGTTCAGATTTGGCAAAACATCGGGATAAACTGAAAGAGAATCCTTTTGTGCTGCCCTGGTTGACGGCAAATAATGAACTTCAAATTTGGAGTTTCAGGAAGTTAAAAAAGGTCAGGTGTAAAAAAGCGACTTATTGGCATTGTAAGAAAACGGATGTTTTGTTGGTAAATAATGAAATATTTATGGAGGAACGGAAATGAAACGAGGCAAGATTCTAAAAAGGGCATTAAAAACAATCAACGGACAACGCCAAGATTCATACGGCAGTCCAGAGGATTCTTTTAAAATTATCGGTGAATACTGGACAACGTATCTGAAAGCCCAGGGGGTTATACCATCAGAAGGTTCAGAAGTTAAAATACAGCCCAAGGAAGTTGCTGAAATGATGGTCTTGTTTAAGGTTGCCAGGATGTCCGGCCAAGAGTTCACAGCCGATAACTATGTAGACGGGGCAGGCTATATAGCTATTGCTGCTGATTTAGGGTCAAAATGAGCCCCAAAGAAAAAGAAATATACGAAACAGAAAGACAGAATCAAACAAAAAACAAGAAAAGGAGTAAGACCATGGAAAAGTACAACAAAATAACGGCGGCATGTATAAATAATGCTGTATTGCAAGAAATTGGAGCGAATACAATATTATGGCCCAACACAGCCAAAAAAACCAACACATACACTTTCAGAGGTCCAATCAACATTTCTCATTTAATCAACGATTGTGCCAAAGACGGGAAGTATGCGTTTATTGCTGTTGAAAAAGGCAGGTCTATCGTGGGTGTTTCAAATTTAATTGAACGTATTTATGCACCGCATTTTATGTCAACCAAGTTTTTTAATCGGGATGGGTTCAGTCTTGCCGAAATTGACAAAGCCGATACAGGCAAAGCAATTAAGTTTTTGGAAACCGTACCTGGGATAATCCAGAAACAAATGGCAAAAGAAGCCAGGAAGGTAAAGAAGAACAGAAGCTCAACCATCATGAAAAAATACATAAACAGAAACGGAAAGCAGAATAAAAAAGAATACGGTAAATGTTATGTCTGTGATTTGCTGCCTGATTGTGTAGATGGAAACAAAGAGCTTAATTGCATTAAGTGCGGTAAGTTTTCAAGGCGTTCCAACACTGACATAATGGTGTTTTGAGGGGAGTTATAATGAAACGAATTTATATTGCTGGTAATTATTCAGCAGACAATATTATTGAGGTGGGACATGGCGACCCAATTATTTGATATTGGGTTTGCACCATTCCCACCATGGATGGACGCTGAATATGCAATACGTTTACACTCAAAAGAAATACCCGTTAAAAAATTTTACAATGCGTCATTGGCTTGGATGGAAGTTGCTGATGCCGTTTACGTTATTTCAGGCAAAGGCAAGGGTGGTGGGGTTGATAAGGAAATTAAACGGGCCGAAGAATTGGGAATACCAGTTTTTGAAAGATTGATGAAACTTATGGCTTGGATGGATGAAGAAGAAACTAAAAAACCCTGTGCCGGTGGTGATTTCCCATACGGTGGGCAGGGCTATAATTATTATTAAGGACAATAAAAAATGAATAATCAAGAACACATAGATATCCCACGGAAAGTACGCGACAAAAAAATAATCCCCGAAGAATCAGCACAGGCAGGTATGGAAGTATTAGATGCACTCGTCACAAATATCTTTAAAGCAATGAATGATCTGATAGCCGAAAATAACCAACTCAAAGAAGAAATCAAAGACCTGGAATCAAGATTGACTTTTGCTGAATATCCTGGTGAACGGGTTGATGCTATAGGTAAAAATGAATGTCGTGTTACGGTAAACGATAGAGTTGGAATGGAGACGGGGCAATGAAAGGCGAGATCACATTTGAAAACAATAAAGAAAAGATAAGATTTAAAACAGCGTTTACCTGTGAATGCCCTGAATGTGGATTGAATACAGAATATAGCGTCAAACATGATTCTTATTATTGTCCTGATTGTAATATTTGGGCAGAGAGTAAGTGCGAAGATCCAGAATGTAGATATTGTAAAGATAGACCGGAGAAACCGCTTTGAAAACTATAGTCATTCTTGCATGGCTAACTTGCATATTTTGCTTGGGGCAATACCAATGTGCCAACCATTCAACCAAACAGCCAGGAAAGCACCAAGAAACGCCTTTGACCATCAAAGAAGTCACAGCCTTTGAAAAGGATTCAGACGAGCCGTATGTGATAGTAAGAGATCGTACTCTGCAACTAAAATTAAGATATGAGGTCAAAAGGATATTAAATGACTGAGAAATGGTTTTACTGTTCATGCAAATGCACGATACATGAATCAAAAATAGAGAAAGCCTGCGGGTTAAAGCTTAAAAACGGAAAGATTTGGAACGGAAAGGTATGCCCCGTTCATGAACTTGGGATAGCACAGAAGAGGATCACTCTATGTTCTGACTGTGGAAAAAAACTCTATTCCGGAATACTTGGTGGGCTTCCGTTTCGGTGTCCTGAATGTTCAATAACCCACACAAAGACAAAGACTAGGAAAAGAAAGAAAAATGGTGGGTTGCCAGATAAGCCAAAAATAAAATATTCCGGCAGAGGGGAATACTGCTTGTCAAAACCAGGCTGTGAAAAATATCCTGATTGTGATGGGTGCGATGATTATGTTCCGATTTTTAGGGGTGTTGACCCGATTGTTCGTGGTGTGTGGGCTATTTAAAAGGAGAACGATATGGGAGACTAATTTATTTGGTTTATTGGAACATTAAAAAAAGTATTGCATTGTTAAAGAAAAGCCTTGCAACGTAACGCACAGTATTTGAGATAGCAAAAAGATATCATAAAAAGAGTTGACAAGGTTATTTAAAGGCTATATATTTAGATATCGTTTAGATATCATAAAAAGGAGTTGATATGCAAAAGATAATGTCGATAAGGCCGCCAAATGAGATAAGGTTAAAGCTAAAAAAAATGGCGAAAGAAAAAGGATTGACCGTTAATGCGTTGGTTATAAATATATTTTGGGAATATCTTAAAAAAAGGAAATCATCACATGAATAGTTGTCTTTCCATAAAACATGGGTGGCATATTAAAACAGCGTCCGCAAAGGCCGGATTAAGTGTGAAAGATTATATTGATATAAGCGAACTTGGCTTTAAAAAATGTACTGGTTGCAAAGAGTTTTTATCAATAAAATTTTTTACAAAAGACTCAAGCAGATGGGACGGCTATAATGCTGTATGTAAAAATTGTAGAACCATCACAAAGACAAGGCCGACTCCAATATCTTTTATGTTGCATAAACGTATTGGATACAATTGGTGTTCTGTTTGCAATAGCTGGAAACATCAAGTTGAAATGGGGCCTAAAAATAAATGTAAAATATGTATCAGGGAATATAGTAAATTGTGGTATCACAACGGAGGTAAGGAATATGTTATAGCTAAAAATACACGTAGAAAAAGGAATGCAGGAATAATACCGCACGATATCAGGCAGATTTTATTTAATTTTTTTGACAATAAGTGTGCATATTGTGGTAAAAATATTGCAACTACCATCGATCACATAACACCAGTCATGGCTGGGGGAAAATCAGAGCCTAATAATATGGTGCCTGCATGTGTATCGTGTAACTCAAGCAAAAAAGCGAAAGCATTATGTGAATGGTATCACTCAGAACTTTCAGAAAAATTTATGGTAATTATAAAAGCAGAAACTTGGGATAATATAAGGAGCCTTGAAAATGTGTAATGAAAAAACAGAACTGTCTAATCATTATTTGGCTAAAACGGTTGCTATCTTATGCGATGTTTTACAAGAACAGGGGGAGGTAATTGAAAATATTGTTAATAGATTAAAAGACAAGCATTCTATAGATTTGTCAGATATTATAGATCAAAATTCTAAATATTGGCATAAGAAATTTGAATAGCGCAAGGGTAGCAGACGTTCCGGTTTATTTTAAACCAAATTTGACAGTCAAGCCAAAAGAATATCCTTCTGGGATATAGAAGGAGACAACATGAGTCTTACCGTTGGTCTTTATATGGACATTGATGCTGGTGGTGATGAACTTGAGGATGTTGAGTCTTTTGATGCCAATATAACGCACAATCTTAATACTATGGCAGGTAAGGCGGGTATTTATTTTTATGTTTGGAGGCCAGAAGAACTTGGTATTGAGGTTGCTGGACAGATGATAGAAACCTTGCGTGATGGTGTTGAGAGAATGAAAAAGTTTCCAGAATACTTTAAACAATTCAACGCATCGAATGGGTGGGGAACATATGAAGATTTTGTTCCGTGGCTTGAAAAATATCTTGAAGCTTGTATTAGATATCCAAAAGCTAAGATAAGTATATGGCGATAAATAAAAATGCTTGACACGGTATAATAAGTGGTGGTATAAAGGCTTATGAAACAAATTTATAAAAGGTGCAGGGTATGAAAATCAAAAGGTGTGCAGAATGTCTAAGATACTATCTTGATGTTGATTGGATGAAAAGCAGGGTAAATGGATACTGTTCCACCAAATGTGAAGAAAGACGAGCAAAGGTTCTGGCAAAACTTGACAAAAGAATAGTTGGGAATGGGATGACATACCTGGAACGGTTGGGGTACAAAGAAGGTTGTTGACACTTTGTAAATAAAGGAATAAAATATGTGTATGTCACGGTATGAAGAAAAAATATACAATTTTGGGTTCGCTTCTTTTGATACGCTTTGCGTTGACAAAGTTGCATCCGTGACAGGAGCCCAAATTACACCAAAGCCCGATAACGCCGCATATCCGTTATCGGGCTTTTTTTATTCCTTTCTCAATTGGTCATTGATGCCGGACCTTTTTGGGCTGTTAATCTCGGTTCCCAAAACAAATAGGTTAAATGTCACGATCCCTTTTAATAGCATCCTAAGTTTTCAAGGTAAAAATCTGGATGAATCTCAAATGATACCGGAAACAGTATCCTGGTTTAGCAATCCATAAAATGCTGGTGAGGTTTTCGAGCTTCCGTTAATTGCTCCCCTGATAAGAATTGAGAACGATTAAGCTTTAATAGATTATACATAGGTGACTAAGGGCATCAAAAGACAGGTGTGCCTAAAATGAGGTTACAAAAATATGCTTGAGATAAACAAAATCATACAAGGCGAATGTTCAGCAGTTATGAAAACCTTTCCAGATAACTGCATAGATATGACCTGCACATCTCCTCCGTATGATAATTTGCGCCAATATTGTGGTTATACCTTTGATTTTGAAGCCATTGCAAGGCAGTTATATCGCGTTACAAAAAAAGGCGGCGTGGTTGTGTGGGTTGTTGGCGATGCCACTGTAAACGGATCGGAAACAGGGACAAGTTTCAGACAGGCTTTGTATTTTATGGAATGTGGGTTTAATTTGCATGATACTATGATATATCAAAAAGACGGATTTTCATTTCCAGAATCAAATAGATGCCATAATGTTTTTGAATACATGTTTGTGTTTAGTAAGGGTAAACCAAAAATATTTAATGTGCTTAGAGATAGAATAAATAAAAATCCTGGTGTTAAATTAACAGGAACGGATAGGCAAGTTAATGGTAAGTTTAAACCAATTTCAGGATATGGTAAAATACTTGATAAGTTGGGTGGACGTTTCAATATTTGGAAAATACCAAATCAGACCAAAGATACTAAACACCCAGCCCCATTCCCAGAACAATTAGCAAATGACCATATAATTTCATGGTCAAACAAAGGCGATTTAATCCTCGACCCATTCTGCGGATCTGGAACAGTTCCTAAAATGGCGATAGAAAATCACAGGGATTATATCGGTATTGAAATATCTGAAGAATATATCGACATAATAAACAAACGCATTTTAACAGCACAACCACAATTATTTTAAAGGAACCCAACCATGAAAGCCAAGAACGGATACAAGAAACAGAAGAATGATTTTTCGGTTGGCAAGTGGTTAAAAAGATATTTTGAAAAAAGAACCTGTAGAAGAAGGAACGGAAAAGACCAAATGCTTGAAATAAACGGAAAGGATTAAAATGAAAATAATATTTCTTGATATAGATGGTGTTTTTAATTCTGACACATATTATAGACAAAGAAAAGATTTCACGCCATGGGACGAGTCAAAAGAGTTTGATCCTAAATGTGTTGAAAACTTTAATAAAATTACAGGGGAAACCGGGGCAAAGATTATTGTTTCATCCTGCTGGAGAAAAGGGAATTTAAGCTATCTTCAAACGCTTTTTAATATGGTCGGAATATGCGGTGAAGTTATTGGAGAAACCCCAAAATTAAGGGCAACAGATGCTTTTAGTGTTCCGAGAGGGTGTGAAATTAAAATACTATTAAGAGATATGTTTCATTATCCTGTTTGGAATTGGGAAATAGAAAAAGATATTGTTTGTGAAATTGAATCCTATGTAATTATTGATGATGATAGCGATATGCTTTTTGAACAAAGAAACAATTTTGTCCAGACATCTTGGAAATACGGATTAACGCTTAAACATGCGAACAAAGCTATTAAAATTTTAACCAAATAAACTCAAACAACATCAAAAAATAAACACAAATAAATACCAAGGGAGAAGCCGGTATTAACCGACCAAAGGAATCCATGAAAATAATCAAAATAAAATACTGCATAGACTGCCACCATAGACTGTCTTACCAAAAAGAGGACAAATTACGGGGAACTTATTGCGATTTAAAAGATAAAGATATTAAAGATGAGTGGGCAATTCCTAAATGGTGTCCACTTGAAGATTTTATCCCAGTATCAACCAAAAGGAGATCAAATGGAAAGACCAAAGATCAATAAAGAAATGATTGCAGAAGCTGCAAGTATCACGGCAAAACAAACATCAAATATCGATATCAGCGAAAGGCATCTCCTGGAAACAGATATAATCAAGGTATATCGTTACGGAATGGACGGATTTCAACTTGCCAAGTATATGGAAAATTGTGGGTGGGATGTTGACCCCATATTTGTTGAAGATATGGATTCTATGGATTCTAATGTTCGTCAAATACACAGAAGAGCACAGCTTGAATGGGTGGAAATGTTTAATATCAAGCCGCCGCATCCTATCGGCACAAAGACAACCAAAGGTAGAATTACGGGGGTTTATAAGTATGGTGCCGCACAATATACGGTTAAACCTAACAGGCAAGATGATAAAACTTGTGGTAAAAAAAGACAGATTATAAATTTTGAGGATATTGTCTTGCCAGAATAACAAATAACCCCCGGAAACGGGAAAGGAAGGGAAGATGGGAACTCCAAAATGCAACAAATGCGGCAAGTCAGTTATGGAAATAAATTTACATCGTGTAAATCCAAAGGGCGAGGCTCCCGCTATTTGGGCTTGTGATAATTGTTACACAGAACCAATTTCACCAGATCGGCAAGGAATACTTGATGCCATTTCCAACCCCAACCCCTTTGACTTTTCAAAACTCAAAGAGGTTGATGAATCAAGTATAGATGCAAAACTTTATCAGATCATTGATGATATTGACACGGCGTTGGATATATTTAAACCGGAAATGAGAGCCTATGAAAAGTATGTCGTTAAGAAAATCAAAGCGGCACATGAGTTTATAGTGTCTGACGGGTATAAACTATTTTATGCAAAAACCGAAGCCTAAAAACCAAGGAGGCAACCCGCCTCCTGACCTGGAGGGAAAGATGGCAGAAAAAACCATTCAAGACATTGAAAAAGAAATGAAGGAAATACACCCTGAAAAAGAACTTGCCTATATGGATTATTGCGATAACACAGGTGATAACACAGGTTTACGTGAACACTTATGGGATAAATACGATGATTTGAGAAATCGGTGGAATGTTTTGGTCGTAATCCGTAAAAAACTTTTGGATGAAGGATAAAAAATGAAAAAAAAGACACCACGCAAGAAAAACAAAAAGATGCAGTTTAAAAAAGTTACCGGCAATGGCACAGAGCCAATAGACTATTTTCCGGAGGTTGACCAATGCCAATCAGAAGCTGAAATAGTAGCAGACGATAAAGCCCGTGAAGCAAAATTATTTGACATAAACGGGAAGCCGTTGCGATGGTCAAGGCGTTGGTCTGTATGGTTTTTGGATGCTATGGATGATATTCTTTCACGGAAGGGACTGAGGGTGTTATGATGTTGTTTATAATAAAAACCATCCTATTAATAACCGGCACAGTTGTTTGGTTTGTGATCCTGTCAATCATAGGTTTAATTGTTTATTTTAGAGTCAGGGCTTGGGACGGATGGGAAAGAGCGTCTAAGTGGTTGAAACGGGCCAACGGGGAAAGAGAATAGACTGGCAAAATATTACACATACCCTGTGTTATTATAACAAGGAATGAAATATGAGCGAATTTAATATTGCAGAATCAGAAAAGATTAAAAATGATATTCTCCTTGTTGTTGGAGAATTAGGCACAAGGCCATTTGAAAAAGTTCTTGCGTTAAAAAGCATCGCTTCTGACATAGAAAATTTGTTACTTGTCAAGCAGCAAATGCTATCACACAAAGCAATTGTGGCAAATTTAATGAATATCATTGGTGGAAACAAGGAATGAGGTTTGGCAGTAGAAAATATCAATAACCCGCTTCATGGTAAAGAATGGAAAAGGGGCCGTGGATACACCAAGTACACATACACCATCAAAGACATAGCCATGATGACAAACAGAACTATTGGAACAGTAAGAAACGATTTGTGCAGGAAGGGGATAGATATTTCAGACATAAAAAAAATGATTGAATATGTTAGTTTGTACCGGGGGAAACATGGAAAAAAGTTTACAAGCAAAAATATTAAAAATAGCATCTGAAATATGTTGGATGCATGGTAGCATTGCCGGGGATCGTGTTTGTCAGGATTGGAGCGGTAAAAAAGAGATTATTGAAAGCCTAACAGTTGATGAAAAAAATGAGCTGATGAAGGCTTATGAAGAATTCAACAGCAATGGAGAGGATTACGAAAAGTATTATTTTCCATACGATGAAATGGTAATATCTTTTGTTGTGGCAAAGGCGATTGAAAATATTCTGGTGGACGAATTTTAAAAATGAACATACGCATGATCTTATTAAATCAGCCAGTTAGAAAATACTTTCATTTTTCTTTGATTTAGGCTTGACTTAATCTTGGGTGGGTGGTAGGTTTAGATATTATTAAGATAAACACATACAAAAAGGAGACCCCATGAATAATAAAGGCGTATTTTTTGTAATATTTTTACTCGTTGCAGCAGTTTCAACTATCACATATTTTGCGGGCTTTGTACCAAGCACCAAGATAAGCCAAACCTGTGAAATTGACACCCTGACAGAATGTACATACGGTATCAATACATATATGTGGGTTTATAACTATCCCCATGCCTTTGACTCGTCAATTGAGGACAGCTTTTCTAAATATGGTGTCAAATATCAAAACATCGAAGAAATCAAAGCAAGGCAATACATACAGGCATTAGCAGTTGAAGAAAAAGTAAAAAATGTAATCAAAAACGGGTTGTGCCGGGATCAGTAAGTTTAAAATTTAAGCTTTTAAAAAAGGAGCCAAACAATGGGTGAAGCAAATCGCCGTGGAAATTATGCGATGAGAAAGGCAATAGCCATAACACGCCAAAAGAAAATAGACAAAGCCCGCCTCATTGCCAAAATTAAAGCTGAACGAGCGATGACACCAGAACAACGAGAAGCCAGGAAGCAACGGAATTTGATGGCTGCTCAGTGGTTGGGTGTGGCTTTTGGTGGTGATATTTATTCTAACTTTTTGAACCCTTTTAAATAAACCAAAGGAGACCACATGGAAAAACAACATTATTTCAATTTTTGTTTTATGTATTTCACTGACAATGGCAACGTTGCATATGAATCTGTACAAAATAATTTTGTTAATAAAAACATTACTGTTAACAAAATAAACAATACCAAAAGAGAAGCAGAGATTAAACAAGATTCCATATTGATCTCCTGTTCGTACCTTGGGTATATGACTTATGATGAATTTATGGGATAACAGGAACCAAAAATGATTAAAAGCAAGGTAAAGGATTAAGCCATGATGGAAGTTGAACAACTAAAAAAAAGAATTGACAACAGCGGCATTGATGGTGTTTTAACATCCCAGATTCGTGACGATTACGAACCGGCAGGGCAAATGATGATTAATTCGTTGACCGATTCAGGTGAGTATGTGCAGCGGAAAACTCCGGCACATAGCTTTGATTCAAAATGGAGAGTATTTAAAAAAGGCAATAAACCATATTAAAGGCAAAAGAAATAATATAGGAGGATAACACCACAATTGTAATGTTATCCAGAAAAAAAACTGTATAACGCCTTATTGGAGCGGACAAATGGAACAAAAAATTAAACGGATCGAAGAGAAATTAGCAACCTGGAAGGCCGTAAAAAAGCGCACATCCAGGGAGAAAGAGGCAGCATATAACTATGCAGCGGGGTGTGTTGACGCTTATGAATTGGCCATTCTCATCCTCAAAGAGCCGTCCAATACTCAGATACAGCCGGGCGTTCATAGATGCGTCTGCCCGTTTTGTGATCAACCTCATGACCCGAAATTGGATCAGAGACGGTGAACCGATTGAACGCCGCTGATCCCCGGCATTATATGTTGAAAGGAAATATCAAATGATTTTCATAGGATTTATTTTAAGTTTAATAATACTGGTTTATTTAACAGCGGCGCTAGGATTCGCCGGTTTCCATGGTGGTGAAGAATTTAGCAGTGTTGGTTTTAAAAATATGTGGTGGTATGCGCCCTTAGCCTGTTTTATTGGATGGCTTTGGTATCTGCTTTTTGTTTATGCTCCGTTTACTTTAACCGTCAACATATAATAAACCATTACACTTGACTGCTTCGCGCAAGTGAATTTAACATTGGATAACAGGAACCAAAAATGAAAAAAGTAAAACCAGTAACAAAAGAAGACCGTCGGAAAATCAGAAATCAAATGCTGAACGTATCTGCCTGGATGTATTATTTGGCCGGTAAGCGAAAATGAAGGATAATTAAAATGCCCAGCGGTGGAAAAAGAAAAGGTGCCGGAAGACCAGCTAACCCAAACAAGAAAGTAAAATACTCGAATAAGATTTCCTCTGAAAATAAAAAGTTCTTGAAAGGGTTGAAAAATGCTTCAAAGTGGCTTGATGAGGCAATAATTGAGAAACGGGAGAGGGAGTAATTATGGCTAAATGCGGTAGATGCAAAAGAGAAATGACGATGGCAGATACATGTGACGCATATAAATACAAATTTGATACTGGCGTTACACTGATGGCATCAACGGAACATTTTGGTGAAGCAAATGGAAGGTGCCACGATTGCGGGATTAAACACGGTGGATATCACCATAATGGGTGTGACGTTGAGCGCTGTCCGCAATGTGGTGGTCAATTAATATCATGTGGGTGCGGCATGGTTCAATTCAACGCCAAGTTTACTTTAAAAAGCGTTGTTTGATGGCTGTCTTGAAACATAATATTTAAAGGAGCATGATTATGAAACACAAATGCACAAACATAGGATGTGATTATTATCGCACAACTTACCCGTGGAATTGTAGCAAGATCCAAGAGGTTGAGAGTTGTAGGGATGCGAGCTATTGTGTGCTGGTTGAAGGTGAAGAGCATGACGTGCTGAAGCGGTATGAAATAAATATAATCTATGATCATGCTAATAATGTAAGTCTTCTTTCCGAAAAGATAGCACCAGACGGCCAATGGCACAAGCATGAAGACGTTGAAAAGCTTAAAGCAGACCATGCAGAAGAGATTAAAGGCCTGTTGGATACGTGTGCGTTGGGCGTTGATGCCGTTGAGTGTAATTGTGAAGAAGAATCAATAAAAAAAGCAGAGGACAGAAACAAAAGAAACACCAAAAGAAACAATGGCAAGAGAAATCATGGATGCAGTCGGTAAATTTGAAGCGAATACCGGGGCAGAAGTTTATGATATACGATTTCCAGGAAGGCTTAATAATACAGAACGTGGGGATATGTTAGATTCGACTGTCATCACAAAAATAGATTTCGACATGAGCTAAAATAAAAAACCATAGGACATGGCATAGGAAAAATCAAAAACCGTACCACATAACATAGGAGAAACACATGGGAGCTTTATTAAAGATAGTCGGGGGAGCCTGGGGAATAATTGGTTTGGGTAACGTGGCTTTAATGCCATGGGCGACATCATCTCAAGGATTCATGATGGTAGGTGTTATATTCAACATGGTGTGCTTTATGCTGCCTGGGTTAGTATTGTTGGGCATAGGTGCTGGTATCAGTAAGAAAAACGAAGCGCCTGAAAAAACATGAACCATCGGGCATGATTTGTAATTTTAAAAACCACATTAAATGACAAAGGAGAGTAACCATGGCACACGTATTATAGCGCGCTGCCAAGAAAACCCCGTCTGCTTGCTGCGGTGATGAATTGGTGAAATAATTTAAAAAGAGCTTGACATATTGTAATATGATAGTATATTGTATATGTAAATAGGAGATACAAATGAATACACAGATAAACATGGCGTTGCCAAAAGAATGGAAAGAGGAAATGAAAAGACTTGCCAGAGTGTTTTCTATTGAAGAGGAAATTACTTTGACATATCTTGATTTAATTAGAAGAGCGATTAAAGAAAAATATGGATTAGAAAATAAAAATGAGTGAATATAAGTCAACATCACATTGTAAATACCTCTGTCAATATCATATAATATTTTGCCCAAAATTTCGGTATTCTGTTTTGAAGGGGAATGTTGAAATTAGTTTAAAAGAAATATTGTTAGATGTGGCGAATAAATATGGTTACGAGATAATACAAATGGAAGTGATGCCAGACCATATTCATATATTTGTTGGGGCAAAGCCAACTGTTGCACCTATGGACATAGTAAGAGTTTTTAAAAGCATTACAGCCATTAAATTGTTTAAAAAATATCCAAAGTTGAAATCATTTTATGGTAGATGTGGTTCTTTTTGGTCGGTAGGGAAATTTATATCAACGATAGGTAATGTCTCTGCTGAAACTATTAAGAAGTATATTGCAGAACAAAAAGGAAAATAGAATGTTAGTGCGCAGAGGATATAAATATCGAATTTTACCTTCCGAAGAGCAAGAGAAACTCTTGCTTCAATGTGGTGGTAATACACGATTTTTATGGAACTATGCGCTTGAGGTAAATCAAGGTTGCTATAAAGAGACCGGCAAGTTTAAATTTTATCACGAATTGGCTGTTTCTTTACCAAAACTCAAAGAAGAATACCCATTTCTCAAAGAATCTTTTTCGCAATCATTACAGATGGTTTTACGGCAATTTGATAGAGCTTTGAAGGATTCTTTTAAGAAAGAAAAGGGATTTCCGTCTTTCAAAAAGAAAATGTTGTTGAATGATGGCTTTGCTTGTCCTCAAACATGGAGATTGGGAAAAGGATTCGTTTTCATACCTAAAATAGGTGAAGTAAAATGGGTAAAGCATCGATCGATGAAAGGAAAACCAAAATCAATTACAATATCACAAGATGGTAGTAAGTGGTATTGTTCTGTTTTATGTGAATATGAAATAATTGAGAAAGAAAAGAAATTTAATAGTATCGTAGGTTGTGATGTTGGAATAAAAGAATTTGTTACATTGTCAGATGGGACTATAGTCAACAACCCTAAGCATACTAAGAAATATGAAAAGAAATTAGCAAAAAAACAAAGAAAATTAAGTAAAAAACAAAAAGGGAGTAAAAACAGATTTAAGCAGAGATTGAAGGTTAGGAAAGTTCAAAATAAGATAAGAGATGCCCGTAAAGATTTTCTACATAAAACATCTGATTCAATAGCCAAGAAATATGATGGGATAGCCGTAGAAACTCTAAATATTAAGACAATGATGAAAAATCATTATCTTGCTAAATCCATTGGAGATGTATCGTGGTCAGAGTTTAATAGGCAACTCGAATACAAATGCAGATGGAGATTTAAACACTATATCAAAATTGATAGGTTTTTCCCAAGTTCCAAGACATGCTCAAATTGTGGTTGTATTCATGAAATGCCATTACACAAAAGAGTGTTTAATTGTCCTGATTGCGGAATATCTATAGATAGGGATTTGAACGCATCTTTTAATATTAGAAATGTAGGTCTCAGTACCGTAGGGCATACGGGAATTAACGCTTGTGAAGATGGTTCAATAGAACCGTCGTTGAAACAAGAAAAAGAATGTTCAGATTACTGAACAGAAGCCACGTGGCTTGCCCCGTGGAGTGTCACTTTGTTTCCTTCATTTTGTAGCATTTTTGTTTGGGTTTTTTGGCCTATTCATCACAATTCCGTTGCATTTGATTTATTGTGCGATGACGAAAAAGGACATCGAAAATCAAAAACCATCGAAGAGAACATAGGAGATTAAATGGAAATAGAAGATCCGTACAAAATAAATTGGGTTTCAGTTGGAGCATTTGTATTTCAAGATGACATGGTTGTTGTACTTTCCAAAATAGTGAAATATTCAAGCGTAGTTCCTCCGACATTTGTTCCGGTTGATAGAGAGATTACAACTGGCAGAAGTGGTTTTTATATGGGCTGCGTATTGCAAACAACAAAAGCTGAAGCAATTAGAAGTTTGCAATATGTTACACAAGATTTGACTGTTAATGATTAAAAAATAATAAGTCATAAGCCTAAAGAACATTTGGTCTTTTTCGTAGCAATATCAGCAGCTTGGAAAATAGGCCAAAAATCGGAAACCATCCTGCCTGCCATAGCAAAATACCAACCATAGCAGGCAGCATACGCATTAACCCTTGTAACCAGCAAACCGCAACCCTTTCTCAAAGGCGTTTAATTTCCTTTTGTTATTGAAGATCCTTATATCGAAAAAGCTGCTGCCGTCTTTGTGGGTCTGAATTCCATCCGTGAATGATACGAGGTATTTTGCCTTGCCTACGTTTTGTGTGGTGCTGAATGATTTTTCCATAACATCTCTCCCCTTATTAAAATCAAGTTGCAGTTAAGACAAAACCATATAATACGGCATTCCGCCCGGCAACACTTTCCACATTTCACGGGGCATTAATGGCTTTACCTTTCCACATGCTTGGCCAAGTACAAAGAGTTGATCCATTATATTATGCATTCCTGTCCATTGTTCGCCGTCAGAATCATTACATGCATTCAAAAAAGACATGCCACCACCACTTTCTTCTTGAAATTCTAGTGGTAGCTGCGCCAACATTTCTGAGATTTCTTTTGTATGTTCAGCCACTCGGCCTTTATGAAAACCAAAGCTTGTTTGGATTCCTTCCACTATTTCAGGATCGGATTTGTTTTCATCTTCATTAAATAAACAATTCATAAAAATCTCTGTTACGTTTTCTGATGTAAGTTTCATATTCTTCTCCTTGTTAAAATTTAAAAAACCATCCGGTGTGTCATATAAAATTATCAACCGTATGACCCGTCTTATAACTCCTTAGCCAGTTCAATAAGCTCAAAGATACCCTTTGGATGCCGTCTGCCTTGTTCCCATGATTCAATGGTCCTGGATGAGATGTTCAGGCATTCCCCAAGCTGCTTTGTGTTCCAGTTTTTTTGTTTTCTGATTGCCTTGATAAATCTGGCAAAGGTTTTTTCGGGCTGAATTGGGACATCATTAATTTTCGTTTTGTTCATTTTTAATTCTCCTTATTTTAAACGGTTTGTTCTGTCGGTAAAATTCCTGCTATAATCCAATCAAGAGCAACTTCTTTAAATACTCCGAATGATTCTACTTTTCTATATCCTTTTACCTTACCAAGGCATAAAAATTCTATTGTTCCATATGAATATAATATGGCACGATATTTCTTGCTACCAATTGTATAGGGCGTTTTGGTCCCGTGTAATTTTATTTCATCCTCTGTGTATTTTACCATGGTTATTCCTTTCGATTAAAGATTAAAAATAAAAAACCATCTGAAGGTGCATAGAAAAATATTAACCATGCCAAAATTATTGACCATCTACGCAGCTATAAGCAATTTCAAAAACCATCGAGTGTGACATAGGGTTATTCTTTTGGAAGTTCCCCTGTTTTCATCCAAGCGATTGCCATTTCTTCAAATTCTTGAAACGATTTTGCTTGCCGGTATCCGTCTACCTCGTCAGCATAAAGAAACTCTATTCCCATATCCGGATATAATGTAGCACAATATTCTTTATATTCCAGGGTATGCGGTAACGTGATGTTTCTTTCCTGCAATTCAATATAAATTTCACCAAATTTTCCCATGCTTATTTCTCCTTTATGTTATATGCTGCCGTTAATCTATAAGGCAGTTATCTTTTAGAAAGCCCATTGGTACTGGTGAAATACCAGTTCCCCGCAGGACTTCTCCCGATTCACAAGCTATTTTATAAACGCTCGCATATCTTTTGCCGTCACTATGAGTGAACCCATACGATCTCTTTTGTTTACAGATAGTGCAATCTTCTTTCCCGTTTCTTGATGTAAAAATTGATGGGGCTCTTAGCGCTATTGTATTTTTATTTATTTTCATGGTATTATCCTTTAAAATTTTATCAACCGTCTATACTGCCTTGTAATTTTACCAACCGTATTATAGTGCTATATAATCAGTAAAGCTTAACCTATCACCAATCGGAAATCCCTTTTTGCCCCTGTAAATAGCCCGTTCTACATTTTGTATCGCTTCTTTTTGTGTTTTGAACCAGTTAGAAGAAAGGCCGGAATTATTATCCCTGAAATATTCCAAATGCCATTTCATATATTTATTGTATTTTGATGTTTCCCTGGTTATTTTGTAGCCGACTGTTTGATCTGCCATGATCTTTTCTCCTTTGTTAAAAATTCAATCCACAACCCCATTGCCATAATAATTAGCTATGGTGTGGTATTTTATAAAGAATTTATTATAGTCAAGCCTGTCATTCAAATTGGCAAACAAACAATGACTGCCATTACAATATTTTAATTTATTGTTTGTGTGATAAAACCTTTCAAAGATTTCTGTTTTAGTTCCTGTCCATCTTTCTTTTGTTTCAATTTCAACATCTGATCTGTAATATCCGCCGCTTGGATATTTCTTTGTCTCATATTCCCTTTGGCAACATATAATATCAATGGCACATAATAGAAAATCTTTTTCCGTTTGTTTTTCCGTTAACTTTTCCATTTCTAAATCTCCTCTAGCTAATTTTAAAAAACCATCTAACCAACCATAGCGGATTTCAAAAACCGTCTATGGTGGCATAGCAAAAATATTTTAGACTATCCAGGGCTCAACACTTTTGACAAAATAAATAAGATCCTCAACTCGTTTAATACCCGAACCATCTGAAAAGGTATAAATTACAATATTTTTAATACCAATATTTTCAATAACAATTGAAATATCTTCCTGACTGACACAATTACCGTCTGCCCAGGTTTCAAATTCATCAACACTTTTAAGAATTATAGAATCAATGTTACTTTCCTTAACTGCCTTAAAATTTTCCATTCTATCGGTCTCCTTTTGTTATGGTTTATTCTGATTCTTGATAGAGCCAGAAGAATATTTTTTGGAGTGCTGTTTCATCCGATAACATAACCGCCTTGCCAAAGTCTTTGCAATCATCATCCAGAGCCTTTGACATTGCTTCAATATCATCTATTGTCAAAACAAAAAACCTTGAATTATCCGTTATATAATCAGCGACACAATATTTATCGGTGATAAATTTAACCCAAAAAATCTCACCTTTAGTCATTTGGTATTTGATAGGTATGCCGGAGCTTGCCATTTCTTGCAAGTCGTAAAGATCATCGCTGTTTAAAATTTCTTCGCTTGTGTAAATTTTAGTCCCCATGTAAATTCTCCCTAATTTTAAAAAACCATCCGCCCTGCCTTAGTAAATTTCAAAAACCATATAAGGTGACATATGGGTTTAAGCTTCAATCAGATCACAATAAGACCGGCAAACTTCTTCACCAGCATACCAGGCCAAGCAATTAAAAATATTTGTAGTCAGATCACCCTTGCCGGAATAAATAGCCCTGGCAAGTTCATCAATGGTCAAGTCAAGGGATTCCATGCAGCCAAACCCATTGATCATTTCAAGTGTTCCTTGGCCGAATTCTTCAGCCTGATCATTTGCCAGCTCCATAATTTCTTTTTTGTTACGTTTAAAAAATGGGACTGTATCGGAATAATAAATAAAGGCACCATAACCACCATCAATGCCATGGGTTGAAACGTCCTGGGCAGATTCTTGAAAAGATTCCCATCCACCAAATTGTTGAACTGTGGATCTGATAAGCTTTGCCGTGATGTTACTTGATTCGATTAATTCTTTTTGTTTCATTGTGATTCCCCTTAAATTAAATGTTATTATAATTATTAATATGTTGCATAGGTTGAATATACGCCTTTTAAAGTATATGTCAAGCCTTTTTTTAAATAAAATAAATTATTTTTTCGAACCATGCCAAAAATCGTGAACCATCCGATATTTTTTGAAAAACTAGAAACCATCCGACAAATTTTATCAACCATCCAATGATCCTTTCAAAATTAAAAACCGTACCGAGTTTGCATATAAAAATTATCAGCCATGCGGATTTTAAAAACCGTACCAAACGGCATATCAAATTCTAGAAACCGTAGCGATAGCCATAGTCAATTTTAGAAACCATCTGAAAAGCCATTACAAAAACTAGAAACCATAGCCCGGACCATGCGCGAACCTATCCGATTGATTTTTGACCTGGAAATGGCATTGATATTGATCCATTTTGTTTTTGAGCTGGCTTATTTGTTGGGTTTAAAACACCTGTAATGGCCTGTACTTCTAACCTTGAAAGGATTGAAAGGATGCCCACAATAAAAGCCATCATCTATTTTAAAACAGTCAATGCAATTCTTACAGATTTTCAGATCCCTTACACATTTTGCCTGCCAGCATATCCAATGATTAAACATGTTTGAAACTCCCTTGTGTTATGGTTTAAATTTTATAACGTTAATAGTTCAATGGCTTCCTTTAATGCATTTATTTTGCCTTTCCAATAATCACACCTTTTAAATAATTTCATATCATAATATGCCTTGACTGTTTTTTGATATGATAAAATTTCCTTTTCCATCTGTTTGATACAATCAATTCTTTTCATGGTTTGAAGCCCCTTATTTTATGGTTTTAACGCTTATTAAAATATCCTGGATAAGATACTTTAATAAATTTTAAAACAAAAAACCCGGCCACATAGACCGGGTTTGATGGTTATATATTTTGTTTACAAAAACCAATTATATTTGTTTTGATGTGATTTGATTTTTTTTGACTCTGTAATAGTCAATGTCTCCCAGGCGACCACCTGCAAAAATATAGTCAATATAACAATCCGTTTTTGAGACTTTTTGCCGGTCTCTTTTTGTCGCCGGGAAATTAAATGTTTTATAGGCGCTTGCAATTTCAGATAAAAAATTACCCATGTTTAAAATCCTCCCTGTTAAGTTAATATTAAACTGCTTAATACTTTATACAAAAATTTTAATAGTCCAGTCCATAGACAAGTCAAGATGATTTATAACCCAATGGCGCGCGCTTGAAATGCTATTGAATTTTTTAATATAGGTTGTAAGATTTGAATAATTGTAGATGAAATATTTTTCCATGGTTTCAGATCCTTTGTTATGGGTTATAAGTTAACTTCTTAATACTGCCCACAATAGAATTGTGGGCAGGTTAAAAAGTCAAATTATTCTATCTGATTCTTTACGCGCTCTATATGGCCCCATGTATCCGGCAGGCTATAACTTTGAAATACAATACCACCGCCATATTGCTTGTTGTGGAATTTGCGCCCCCCTATTGAATTCATAAGTTTGCAAACTTTTAAATACCTTTCATGCAATGTCATATCATAGTTTACCCATGCTGCTGGTTCACAATTCAAAAAATGGATTGCATATCGTGGATTGCCGTTAACGTCACTATTGACACGTGTAAACTGGTCTTCGATCTCATGATTTTTCATGTTTTTAATTCCTTTGTTATGGGTTATTGAATACGTTTGAAATAATATGTTATTCTTCTGGCATTATCCCATTCAAATCTATCTATCATTTTAAACTTGCCTTTCACACCTTGATCCTTTCTTGCTACTGTTAAAATTTGTTTTATATCCGGGTCCGGTAAACTGTTTACCCTGTCAACCCGGCAACATAAAACTGTTCTATTATAATCTGGATCAAAACCCGGTTGACAGGCCACCACGCGCTGATGAATACCAAAACCGGTTACGATAGAATCAATATCCCTTGTATAGATGTTTAAATCCCCCATTTTATTTTATCCTTTTATTAAGATTGACATTAAATTATGATAATCGTTATTAACTTCAGTCTCAAATTTATCCATACTAAAATCAATACTTGCCTGAAGGCTACACGTCCCATTCAAAACGTTAAAAAAAGAAGCATATCCAAAGTCTATCAGGGACCAAACAAGATTATTTTGCTTGTCTTTTCGATATCCCAGGTACCAGGCTATAAACATGTTACGTTTTATTTTTTGCTCGATTGACATAGTTCTATCCTTTCAATAAAATAGCTTTTTTTAATAATTCAATGGCCTGAGATCCCCTGATAGATAACAAAATATCAACAGCCTTATCATACTCTTTTTGACTCGTGGCGGTCAATACAGCGTTATAAAGCGGATCACCTTTTAATTCATTAAATAATCTATCATCCATGTTTTTTAATCCTTCCTTTTTTAGATTAATATTAAACCGCTTAATACTGCCCACAAAATAATTTATAGGCAGGTTAAAAGGTTTAATCGTCTTGGTATTCATTATCCAAAAATAATTGCCAAGTCTCATAGATATAATCGTCAAGAATTGCCTTATACTTGCCATTGTATCCATGCCAGTTAACTCTAAGGTTAAAGCCATATTGCAAGGACGGAGTAACGATAAAATTTAATTCAATCCAACCATCATAAAATCCACCATCATTCATGCAATGATAATCAGATTTAATATTAAGTTTTTCAGGAGTTGAATTATCTTCAAGGAAAGTTTGACTATCAAAACCGGCACCAAATGGCAGGCAGGTATTAATAATTTTTTCGCATTTGTCAGTGTGTTTGATAAGCCATTCATTATTATTTGACTCTTCACAATTTTTTATCGCCTGTAATAACCCTGAGATTTTTTGATATACTTTCATGTTTTAACCTTCCTTTCTATTCTTGTTTTTTAATAAATACACTCCATTGGATATCAAACTGTCCTGCACTATCAATTTTAAATATGTAATCATGATCTGGTAGGTTTTTTTTGATATCCTCTGCAATATCTTTTGGGTTATCATTCTGGCCGTGATGGAAGCCGGTCTCAAAGATCTGGCAATACTCATCTGGTGAATAACAGACATAACCTTGTTTTTCAATGATATCAAAAAACCATGGCATGATAGCCTTGTTTGTCTGGTTTTTATATTGATCTATTATTTCATCCTGGATACTTTCATCATCAAGAATGCAATCTTTACAGGTTATATCGCAATCTAATATAACATACTCCGGCAGGTCGCCATGATAGGACGGGGTTGTCAAAATGGCACCATTACAGCACCCACAACGTGTAACTTCATCATTCCAGTGAGTTTCTATAATTGATTCGATATAATCTACCATTTTATCCGATACTTTATTCCAATTAGAACATATTAAAGGCTTTTCACTGTTTTCAGATCCGAAATTGCATTGACTATCATAATAATCAAAATCAATATTTTTCTTGTCAAGGTATGTCATAATTCTATTTATTTTTTGATATTTTTCCATGGTTTTGATTCTCCCTTAAATTAAAATGATAAAAAGATAATGATAAAAGCCCAAAGACAAAGACCTAAGACAAGGCCCCAAAAAAGATTTGTTAGTTTGATTATTAATTTCATGGGTTTTATTCTCCCTTTTTAAGTTATTATAACAGTTATAATAGTAGTCAAGACCATTACAGCCAATGAGTATACAAAGCCATTGACTGCCAATGCAAGCAAGCCAAAACCGGCAAGGACCAAGCTAATAAGCATAATTAAGCTTGATAGTACCATGATACCCATTAAGACTAGTTCGAAAGTATCCATGTTTAAATATCCTTTTTATTATTGTAAGATTCCATAAGATACTGAGCTGCTTTATTCTCAAAGCTATTCCCTGCCCTATTGCCTGACATTACGTCTATCATATCGGCCAATACATCGTCTCTATGCAAGGGATTAAACTCTCGGTCTATCCATGCTGTAATATGCTCGATTAGATTTTTTTTCATGGGTTTGATATCCTTTATAAAAGAAATGTTAAGGCTATATGATTAAAAAAACCCAAGCCTTTAATAAAAATAACCCGATTAAAAAATACAATATTGATTGTATAAAATACAGTCAATCCGATTAGACTTGTTAAAAATAATGCTATAAACTTTTCCATAGTTGCTCCCTTTTTATTATTATTAATATTATTCATAAATTAAATATACGCCAAAAAAAGTATATTGCAAGTCTTTTTATTAAAAAAAGATAATAATATTTATATTTATTTTATACCTTATTATATAGCTGCTCAAACAAGGATATAAAAAACGAGCTGATAACAAGGCAAAATATTATATAAGCACAGGCCATATGTAATATTTTGTTTTATCCTGGCAGCAAAAAAAATAATCCATAGAAAAATAATCCATGCAAAAAATACCAGCTCGAAAACAATTTTAAAAAATCATGGTTGCCAGCTCCAAAAAATATCATGCGGGAATAGGCAGGGAAAAAAATAATTGATTGATACCAGGGTGGGAAAAATTGATTTTGTTTTAATCCGGGCAGGATATCGAATCCGGGCAGGTGGAAAACAGGTAAAACCGGCAAAAACGGGTATTATAATAAGACAGGCTATATGTAATATTTGGAAAACATTGAATAATATTACGAACGGTGTAAAGCCGCGCCAGGGTAGGGTATACAAGATCATAACCATTTTTTTTTCCAGACCGCTGCATTAGCCAAAAAAGTCTGTGTCGCAGTATTTTAAGCGGGGATTAAAACACGAAATTGTACCAAACAATTATATACTATTGACTCTATGTAATTGGTATGGTATATAGTTGTATAAGTGTATTGGTTAGTATTATTATTTACAAGGAGATAAAAAGATGGATGAGAACAAGAAAGTATGTAAACGATGTAATTGGATTTGGAACGCAATGGTAGACAACCCCAGGACATGCCCACGCTGTAAGAGCTACGAATGGAACGAACCACGAAAAAGACCTGCAAGAAAAGATCATGCACAGGAAGATGACAGTTAAATACAAAAAATGTTCCAGATGCTGTAAAGTTTTGTCTTTGGATTGTTTCTCTGTTGATAACAGCAGCAAGGATAAACTCACAAGTGCGTGCAAGGCGTGTCAGAAGAAATGGCGCGAAGATAATGCTGAAAAGTTAAGCAAATATCGTAGGAATAATAGTGCAGAACTTAATTTGAGGTGCAAGAGATATCGTGAAGCCAATCCAGAAAAGAAAAAGATAAGAGATAAAAAATATTATGATTCACACAAAGAAGAAGCAAGGCTTCAGTTTAAAAGATATTACAAAAAGAACAGAAAAAAAATCTTGAAGATAAGAAAAGCACCCGCAATGTATGAACAGTACGCGAAACAAATAGGTTACGCAGAAACAATAAGGAAAGGCCCAAAGGGGTATCTTGTTTGTCTTTGTGTATATTGTGGAAGGGAATTCATACCCAATAACACCGATGTAATGCACAGGATAGGGTCTTTGAACGGCAGCAATGAAGGGGAAGCAAAATTATATTGTTCCGATAAGTGCAAAAGAGAATGTCCAACGTATTGGCGAAACTTAACAGCGAAATCTACAAAATCAGGGACATCAAGAGAAGTCCCGGCAACATTTAGACAGATAGCATTGAGAGATAGAAACTATACCTGTGAAAAATGTGGAAGCACCGAAAATGGTCTGCACGTTCATCATATCGAAGGAGCAACAGAACAACCGCTTTTATCAGCAGACCTTAAAAACGTTTTAGTGGTGTGTAAGTCTTGTCATAAGAAGATACATAAGCAAAAGGGTTGTGGATATTATGATTATAGATGCAATGTTGCATAAAAAATTATCACAAAGGGGGTAAAATGAGCAAACAAGCCCAACTAAAAGAATCAACATTTTCTGCTGGCAGGGAAGCGTACCTTTCCGCAAAGAAAGAGTTTTATCTGCATGGAAAGAATCTCCCAGACAAGCCAACTTTTGTCCAGTGGATTACGGATCAGCAAAAGCAAAGAAACCCGTTCAAAAAGGCATCCGGATTAAGAAAAGTCTGGAATGCTGGATGGGTAGCCGGGTTACAAGGTCTTAGGTCAGAGAAAAATAAGAAAATGCTGCTAAAACAAGACCTGTCACGGATTAGTGGCAAGATTGGTCGGATAACTCAGAAGGTATCTGCTTTGCGATAGGAAACCAAAATGACAATAAAAATTACAGTAAGAGATTTGAAGACAGGCGAAGAAACTGAAGTCCAAAACTTTATGTATTTTTTTGAAGAAGAAGGTATCAATAATATTGAAACAGGGCAGGGTTTGTATTCTAAATTTTTAATCAAAATCACAAAAGATGGCGTGGTTGTTTATTGTAATGATGCCGATCTGCAACGGGAATAAATATGAAAATATTAATAGCATGCGAAGAAAGCCAAGCTGTAACAAAAGCCTTTCGTAAAAGAGGTCATGTTGCTTACTCGTGCGACCTTGAACCGTGTTCTGGTGGTCATCCTGAATGGCATATGCAAGGCGACGTTTTAGGTGATATTTTATATAATAATGGCTGCAACGATTGGGATATGATTATAGGTTTTCCACCATGTACAAATCTTGCCGTGTCTGGTGCCAGATGGTTTAAAGAAAAACAAGCCGATGGTAGTCAACAAGCATCTATTAATTTTTTTATGCGCCTTATCAATTTAGAATGCCCTAAAATAGCCATTGAAAACCCAATCGGTATAATGTCAACAAAATATAGAAAACCAGACCAGATTATTCAGCCTTGGCAATTCGGACATGGAGAAACTAAAGCAACCTGTTTATGGTTAAAGTGATTGCCAAAATTGAAGCCAACAAATATCGTTGACGGCAGAGAACAAAAGACTTGGAAGATGGGTCCATCAAAAGATAGGGCAAAATTAAGGTCAAAAACATTTTCTGGAATCGCAAAAGCAATGGCTGAACAATGGGGATAATATGAAAATAGTAAATCTCGAAACATTCAGGTCATTGCCAAAGGGAACAGTCTTCTCAAAATATGAACCGTGTGTTTTCCGTGGCTTAAAGATTAAAGTTGACACATGGGATGGTGATTTTCTTTATCAGGATTTAATCGAAAATATAGGCTGCGAATCAACTGAAGATTTTTCTGATAAATGTGACATTGCAGAAGCTGGCGGTTCTATTGGGCTTGATTTTAATTGCAAAGATAGAGATGGCCTCCATGAAAACGACCAATTGTTTGCGGTATATGAGGGAAATGACCTGACTGGACTTATAAAAAGGCTTCAAGAGGCTGAAAAAGAATGCCGGTAACAATAAAACAAAGATTAAGCGAATTAGACCGGATCATAAGCAATTGGAATTATTATTTTTGCATTGAATCCTTGGCAGAAGATATTTTTGTTTATTGTATAGCCTTCCTTGGAACAGTTAGCATTGCTTTTGTTATCGGTTTGGTTTGTCTTTTTTCTCCTGCGCTATCATTCGCATTATTATTATTTGTAGTTTTTGTAACAACGAGGATAACATGCCAATAACACCCAACAGACTATGCCTAAGATGCAAGCAGAAAACCCGTACCAAATATTGCCCAACCTGTCAAGCAATAGTTGACGCAAAACAAAAAGAGGCGAAGCAGAGGGGTGACAAGTATCGTCCAAATGCAAGCAAGCGCGGGTATGATTGGAATTGGAACAAGGCAAGGAAAATGTATTTAAGGCGGTTTCCTCTTTGTGCGAGATGTAATACGTTACAAAGAATAGCAATTGCAACCCTGGTTCATCATATAAAGCCAGTTGCAGATTATCCAGAACTAAGACTTGACCCAACTAACTTCATGGGATTGTGTCGTGATTGCCATGAGATTATTGAGGGTCGGAAGAAGGGGTGATGAAATTAAAATTTAGGATATGGAGTCCAATGCATGAGCTTTTTTGGTATATTAAATTGGGTGATCAATTCGGTTTTAAGTCAACTGATGTTATTGAACAATATACAGGGGAAAAAGATAATAAAGGCGAGGAGATTTGTGATGGCGATATCTTAAAGTGTATTTCTGAAAATTATATAGGGGTTGTTTCTTTTTGGGATGGCTCATTTGTAACAGATTGCGAAGGATGGGGTGAAAAATCATTTTATGGTATTGATATGGATGATATTGAAATAATAGGAAATATCCATGAAAACAATGAACTTATTGAGGCCCGGAAGGAAGGTTAAGGTGGCATTTATAAGCGGATATAGTTCAAGGATGGAGTGTCCTATCTGCGGTGTAGAATTAAAAGATAATTGGACAGGATCACCGTTAGGCCTTAATTTTGATCACCCAATTGATGGCATGATAGATGTTAATGGGTATCCATCCCCATGCCCCAATAATGGTAATATATTAGAACGATGTGATGTGAAGAAAGTTACTTCACCAATTATTCATACCAGTGGTCGCAAAGGAGTATATTGAATAATGCTTTACATAGAAATACCAAGAACAATTGAAGCTACACAAGTTTTTAAACTTTCAGACCACAAGGCAATTACCCCTTTAACTGCGAAGTATGATGCTTTTATACCCGTCAAAAATGGTGCCTTTGCCTTATTGCAGACAGGGTATTATGATATCAATTTTGTTATGCCAGGTGATTATATTATTTTTGAAGATTGTGACCCGGATTATCCCTACACGGTAATGCGGAAAAAATATTTTGAGTTGAGTTATGAAAAGGTAAAATAAAAGGAGAAATAAATGAAACCAACATGGCAAGACCAACCAACAATAGACGGATATTATTGGTTTATAGATAATAAAATGGGCAATAGAGAACCTGAATTTGTTATGGTTTATGATTTTAAACTTGGAGAAGGGCTGAGGGCTGTTGCATATATGGCAACAGGCACAACTGATTATTTGGTTGATATCGAAGGCAAATGGATTGGCCCGATAACAGCACCAGAGGAAAAATAAAATGTCAATAAAGAAACCAACAGCCTTAAAAGTAATCCAAGGCACAACAGACAAGAGCCGGGAACCAAAGAACGAACCCAAGCCGAACAAGGCAATTCCGAAACCGCCCGCACACCTGAACGAAATAGCCTTAGAAGAATATGCTACAAAATCAGAGCAACTTTTTAACTGTGGCCTACTGACAGAAGTAGACGGAACGGCACTTGCTGCCTACTGTGAAGCGTATTCAATGTGGGTTGAGGCTTGTGTATCCAAGAACTTGCTTGCTGAAAAATGGATGATAGAACAGACAACGAATGGTAATAACGTGCAGCGTCCTGTTGTCGGGATAATTAATCAGTCTAGAATGGCAATGCTGAAATTTCTAAGCGAGTTTGGAATGACACCTGCTTCACGTTCACGGGTGTCAATTAGTAAGGATGATGGTGATAAGAATCCTTTTGCAAAGTTTAAGTGAGGTTTAAACAAATGGATACAGATGAATTAATGTTAATGGCAGTAGATAAGGCTGTTAATGAAAATAGTTGGGATGATATCGAGTTTTTATTTAAACCAACGAATCAGGGTGAGTTATTATTAAGGTTTGATTTTGATGGGTTCAGGGACAAGGTTTATGATGCTTTTATGGATGATGCCCCCGATGCGATGCCCTTTAGGTTTAGGGGGATTTATTGGTCTGCCTGGAAAAGAGCAATATGGAAAGAAGATTTTTACATTAAACTCAAACATGTTCATAATAAAAGAACCTGTAAGAAATGTGGCAAAATTCAAGTTAAAGATATTGGTGATTACCAATGAGCTATAAGAATTATCCATATTGCATCAATGCGAAGAAAAACCAGAAAGACAGGTCAAAAAAAAATTGCGTGTGTGGTGGCCATTCTGCAAAAGATGTTAAGAAAAACAAACATCACCATTCAACGTTAATGAGACTCTATTATAAAATAAAGCGTAGAGCAAGAAGGGATGGGGTCATATGATTTACAAATGTCCAGAATGTGGTAAGATATTTAAAAGGGATATGCGTCTTAAAATCTCAAAATATTTCCTTACGCCAAAGGGTGAATATAAATCATGGTGTTTGGAAACAGATAAAGACGTTAAGTGCAAACCAAAGGAATAAATGATATGGCAGACGTAATTAATATTGATGGCACAGAATTCAAGACACCAATTGAGGCGATTAATGATGCACTTGAGTCGCTTACGTGTGGAGATTTTCAAAACTGTCAGAAAGTCCTTATAATTGGACTTAATGACAGTGACGGTCAGTATGATGTGTCTTATATCCGAAACGACATGACACATGCTGAGACAATTGCACTTATAGAGGTTTTAAAGCTGTCATTGGCCGGAGAAATGGGATATTGAGCAGAACCAGGAAAGACAAAAAAGATTTTTGGAAAACATTTCCACATGTGAGGGAAGGAAGAAGCGCATATTCACACAGGAGATTCCTAATTCCAAGTTGGTATAAATATATGACCAAACGAGCAAGACGAGCAAAATGTAAACAGGCGGCGAGGGCGGGCAAAGAGATTCCAATTTTTAAAAACAGGGATGGGTTATATTGGTGAGTGAAAAGAAACCCATTAAGCAAAGGAGAGTGAAGGTGAAACGATATACGATGGTTTTTGATAATGTCAATGAAGAAATATATGGTGAGTATGATGACTCTGGCGAATGGGTAAAATTCAAAGATGTAAGGCGTTGTTTCGGGGTAGGATTTGAGTGTAATTGTGCCGATAATTGGGAGACAAAACCAACATGGGATTATTCTGAGCACGAATGGACACAACATGAATGGATTTGCCCAGCCCACGGGTACAAGAAGCTGTAAAACATGGCATATAAATATAGATACCCCCTTTCAAATAAGGCCGCCACTTACTGTCGTTCATGCGTCTCAGGCAAGATAGACGTATGCCTACAAGTCCGTCAAGCCTGTCAACGCCATTTAGATGACCTTGAAGCCAGCAAGAAAGCCAAATACCCATATAAGTTTGATAAATCCAAGTCAGAAAAGTTTTTAGAATTTGTTCAGTTGCTGCCTCATGTGAAAGGTAAATGGGCGGGAACTAAAATAGTCCTTGAACCGTGGCAATGTTTTTGTTTTGGAGTCCCGTTTGGTTGGGTGCGTAAAGATGACAATACTAGACGGTTTACTGAGGTGTTTTTGCTCGTCCCGAGAAAAAATGGAAAATCTTTATGTGCCGCAGCAGTAGGGCTTTACATGTTTTCTGCTGATGGTGAAGCGGGTGCAGAAGTTTACAGTGCAGCAAGTTCAGAAGCACAAGCATTTGAAGTCTTCAGACCTGCGTGGTTAATGGCAAAAAAAGAGACAAATTTCAGGAATAACTTCGGAATTGAGCTAATGGGAACCCGAAAAAACCCTGGAAATATCTATTCTTTGGAATCTGGGTCAAGATTTGAGACAGTAATTGGTAATCCTGGTGATGGTGCAAGCCCCCATTGTTGGATTCAAGACGAGTACCATGAAGCAAAGAATTCAAGCTCGTATGATACAGGTGCAACTGGTATGTTAGCTCGTTCTCAACCTATGTTATGGGTTGTCACAACGGCTGGGACGAACACAGCGTATCCATGCTATTCGCTTCAGAAACGGTGTGAAAAAATCCTTGATGGAAAGATTGCAAATGAAGAAATATTCGCCGCGATTTATACAATTGACAAGGAGGATGATTGGTCAGATTTTAAAGTTTGGAAGAAGGCAAATCCCAACCATGGGGTGTCAATATCAGAAAGAATCCTTAAATCACGGCACAAAATAGCCTTACAGGACAAAACAAAGCAAAATATTTTAAAATGTAAGCATTTGAACGTATGGAGTAACGCCGGGAGTGCATGGATGAACATGGTAGAATGGGAACGATGCTATGACTCTGATATATCCTTGTCTGATTTTCATGGTAGTCCTTGTTATATCGGCCTTGACCTTGCATCCAAAATAGATATTGCTGCCAAGATGTATTTATTCAAGAAAGGTGACGATTATTACCTGTTTTCAACGTATTGGATACCCGAAGAACGCACTTTCGGTGAAGATATGGCTCATTACTCTGGTTGGGTGCATGAAGGGGCTTTAAACGCAACACCAGGCTCACGTATTGATATTGAACATATACAAGACACGATTAAACAGGATGCTAAAGACTTTGATTTGTCTGGTTCTGAGAATGGTGGTGGCGAAGTGTGCAATGATCCTTGGAATGCTCAACAACTTATCACAAACCTGCTGAATGAGGGCGTTGAGTGCGTGGAAATAGGTCAAACCGTTCAAATGTTGTCCGAACCGATGAAGGAAATTGAAGCCGTTGTAAAATC